ATGCCTTTGACAGTTATAATATGCACTCTAGTGCCTCCGTGTATACTTCATTTATAACTTTTTTTATTCTAATTCTATCTAAATCAGTTTCAAGATCATCAACATATTTTGTAAGAAGTGTCATTGTATCCTCTGTCTGATCTATCTCTTCATTTGCGATAACAAGATGATCTGTTCTTTCTACTATTTTTATATCAACAGGTCTTGCCTTGTCAAGTGCTTTCATAAATCTATCATACTCTTTCTCATCACTCTTTTGTCTTACAACAACCTTGACAATTTTATCAGTATATTCTGTAAAATTTGTTAGCTGTCTGGGGGTATCATTATAGTTGATTACCTTGTATAATTGAAATGGATTGTTGATTGTTTTGAGTTTCAAGGTCTCTGTATCATAGATATGGAATCCTCTCTTATCATTTACATCATTCCAAAACATCTCGTACGGATTACCTAGGTAGTAAATCGTACCATTATTACTTCTTGTATGATAATGCCCAGAAAAGACTTGCTTGAATTTATTGTATATCTCAAAATCAGCACCGTGCTCCATGATATGACCGTGAGTGGCAGTGAATCCATTGAGTTCAAGATGACCCATAGCAACTTTACATTTACTCTTCTTTATTTTTTCATATGTACTAACCTCATTCTCGACGTTGATCCAAGGTATGAAAAGTATATCTAATCCACCTACATTCAGTTCCGTGCATTCAGAAAATACGGTAATATTATCGTACTCTCGTAGTAGAAGATAGTTAGTATTAATCTCGTTAGTGTTTTTGTAGTAAGCTGTATGGTTACCGACAATAGAAACCATGCGAATGCCACGTAGATGCAAAGGATCGAAATAATGTTTTTTCGCCCAATCCAATGAATATGAATCAACACCTTTACGGTTGTCAAAAGTGTCACCAAGATCGAGAATAGTTGTGATACCTTCTCTCTCAAGAGTTGGAAAGAAAACTTCTTCATAAAATTTTAGAAAGTAATCATGATATAACTTTGATCCCTTCTTGAAACCAAGATGTTGATCTGTAATGATAGCAACCTTCATCGATTATTATTCCTATATTGTATAGCATCTTTGATTGAGTTGTATTCAGATGACTTACCATCTTCGTCTGCGACGAAGACTTCGTCATATCCTGATCTTTCGATTAGTTTAGTACGAATCTCTAGTTGTTTCTTTTCTTTTTGTATTCTACGTAGAAAGGCATAGTGTATAATCTGAGTGAAGTATGCAAAGGGATTTGTGGATTTTTCAGGATTAAAGTTATTGATATATTGTACACAGTTTTCTATACCATCACATACCATATCATCTTTGAACATGTAATTTACAAAGTTAGGTTTGTACGATAAGTGTGTAGCAATCTTTAGGAAACATTCACCAATGTAGCGAGGTATTACAGGTTTAGGTAAACCTGCTGCCTCTGCTTCTCTGATGTCTTTCTTGTATGCAACGATAGCATAGAGAAATTCTTTATTGTTTACATAATGCTCAGATCTTTTTCTTGCCATTTATGTTCGTTTGTATACACAAATTATAGCACCTCTTGACAACCTTGGCAAATACCGTTACACTAACAGTGTCGCTGTTCAGAAGACAAGCTATAGGTCTTTCTTAGGTTCTTTAGATGCAGAGTCTGATTTATATAACTTTTCTATTATTTGTCTTGCTTTATCTACACTATTTACGTATCCCATCTGTCTGTCTAGATCAGGGTGTTGACGTTTGAATCCTCCTTCAATAATATTATTATAAGTTTTGATAACTAAATCATCTTTGATTTCAGAGAGGGTGATGATTTTTTCAAGATCAATTATGTATATCTCTTCATCTGACATTTTTATCCAAGGTTCAAACTTGTACCCAAGGGGTACATTCGCTCCATGGGAGCGAACCTCTTGACATATAACTGGATTGTCTAAAATAATTTTTTCAACAGTGGTAGTATAATCTACAATAACCTTAGTTAGAACCTCCTCACCACTAACAAGTTTTACCGTGGCGATAAACTCATCGTATGGTTCTTTGTTTTTTTCAGATTTTGATCTGAATAATTTCATAACTAAACTTCTCCTCGTTGTAGTATTTGATTCGTTCAATCAGGTGATTCAAAGTATAGTTTTGCTTTGATCCCTTCTTACAATCATCTGCTATGTCGTATAGGGTTGCATTGAGTTTATCTTTACTCTTTCTTAGAACTCTACCTATAGATTGAAGTGTTCTTATCCTAGATTTACTAGGAGATGCAAAGATAACATTGTGTAGATTCTTGATGTTGATGCCTGTAGAGAATGTGCCGAAGGATGCAATGATAATTGCATTGTCTTCTTTTTCAGTAATTCTTCTTACTGATTCTCTCTCTTCAACGTCTACTCCACCGTGAACAAAAAACATCTTTCGTTCAACTTTATTTATTATATCGTACAAGACCTCTCCATGGGTAGCAACCCTACTGTAGAGTATCAAAGTGTTACCTTTCAAGTCCCAGACTAGGTTTCTTATAAATTTATTTCTTTTTTCGTGAGTGATAAGATACTCTATTTCATCCTGATAAGTATCAAACGTGATAGGATCATGCTTGAGTAACAACACTCTGATGTTTAGATGTGCTAGATAACCTTTCTCCTGTAACTCCTTAGTGTTGACGATCTTATAAGAGGGTCCGAACAAACCTTCAAGTACCCATTTATGAGTTTGTGTACCATCAAGCGTACCTGTGAAACCATACCTGTACTTTGTGTCATAGAGTTTAGTCATGATACTTACTAATGATTTAGACTTGAACTGATGTGCCTCGTCACCTATGACCACATCAAATCTGTCAAACCATGCTCTAGGTAGTTTGTATATTGATTGCCAAGTTGAGATTATAACTTGTTTTTTACTGAGTAGATCTTTACCTGCATAGATTTTGTGACAATATGTTTCCGCATCCCAACTATAATCTATAAAATCCTTATACATCTGTTCCACCAGTGAAGTGGTTGGTACTATAATTAGTGTTGACCTTTTATTTTCTGTGTGGTATCTTGTAATAGCATATATCATGAGGGACTTACCTGACCCTGTAGGTGATATCAACAATCTTCTATTTTTCTGCAATGCATCAAACACACCCTCAATCTGATAATCACGAGGTTTGTATTTCGAGATTCCCGTTAGGTAGTCCTTTACTCCCTCATGAGAGACTGATTCCGTCTCTTGGTACGGGAGGCCGTAATACTTGGAGTTCTCAAATTCGTAATCGTAATCGTATCTGCGACAAAATTGAACAATCTTATCTAGAAGACCTACGTAAATTTGAGACTTCTGTAGATTAAATAATCTTATCTTACCATCCCAATACTTTGATCTGTACTGAGGCATGAACTTAGCACCTGGCACATCAAATGTAAATTCGTCTTGTAACTCGTGTTTTATATGTGGATCACAATCTATCTGTAAATATACTTCATTCTTCTTTTTTATAACGAGATTAGCCATAACCTGAAGAGAACCTTCGCCACTCAATAGCATTCTTTATTTGGTAGGTTCTATTAGAAACTTGTCTGAGTATCTCTTCAAGATACTTGAGCATGGTGTCATAGTATTCAATCTTCAGTTTTGTCTTACTCAGTTTTTCATCTGAGTCAAGATATAACTTGAGGTCATCTTTATCTCTGACCTTGTAGGGAAAGGGTTCTTGAGCATATATGTCTGCTGTTGCTTTCCCTGTATAATACTTACGCCTGTCTAATAGACTACTGGAATATACTGCCTCATCACGCTTTCGCATCAGCAGTATCGTATTATATAGGTTGTAATACTTGGCGTGTAATTGTGGTATCTTTAGACTCTCAGTGTCCAATTCATCTTGATTCATCTTTGAATCTTTTTCCCACATCTCCTGTATAGAATCGAGAGAGAGGGTGCTAAACTTTCTTTCCATTTACGTCAATCACATCAAAAATAGTATAGCGGAAAATTGCAGAAGCAGTATAATATTGTTGTTGTTCCTGTGTTGCATCAAAAGGAACTGCACTCAAGGATACTGGAAATACATCCTTGAATTTTATTTTGACACTAGGATTATAATCACTGTTGAGTATCATAAGAGTAGCATCAGATCTCTCATTGAAAAAATCACCAGAGACAGGTTCCTCAGGTAATAACCTATCGGAATCTTTCAACTCTTTGAATTGAGATAGTGACTCTGGAAACCCAAGAGAGGTTATCCATTGATATATTTGAAGATAATTTTCCATATCTTCATCAACCATAAAAGTTATACCAAGATCACCATAAGTCATCTTATCACCTGGCACTGGTATATCTTTGAGGTAGGTTCTTTGCACAGCTGTGCCCAGTGTGACCTCAGGTATATTTGCAGAGTTGCAATAAAAATCTACCTTAGGACATCTGTTTAGTAAAAATTTAAAACCAACAACTGACAGAAAGTTTCTGTTTGAAACCTCCTGATACTTCATAGGATGTACAGATTTTCTTGTTGGCATTAGCGACGCAATGTTTGTAAGTATTCTAAAACATGTTCACGAACCCACATGAGTTCGTTGTAACAACCTTGATTATGTGCACACCCTCTCAGTTTAGAATCTGGACAGTGAATGGATTCTATAAAAATATCAAGACCACGATTCCACTTTACATCTTGTGTCTCATGTTCATCTATTTTTAATTTGTCGTTCATAATAAGTTGTACTACCATATTTATCATAGCATAAAAAAAGGACTGCAAAGCAGTCCTTGATACAGTTATTGAAACTGAATTACATTAGGTTTGTAACTTTTACACGTCTGTAGTATCTGTTGCTGTTTCCAACAATTCTACCAAGACCTTGTGTTGTGCCTTCAGCAAATGGGTTAGCAACCATACCATATCTGGTTTTGAAACCAATCTTTGGCTGGAATGTGTCTTGTCCCACTGCTCTTACCATCTGTAGAGGTACATATGGGCAGTAGAATAGACCTGCGTCATAAGGAGAAGTACCCTTATAACCCATAACGTAGTACTGGTTAGCATCTAAGTTAGCAGCAAATGGGTCGATGAATACTCTGTAACGTCCGTTGAGTGTACCAGCGAATGTGTTACCTGTGTCATCAACTTGTAAGTTGCTGTTTAGTGCAGGTGTGTAGTCTAATTGACCTGCTGCTGTTAGTGCGGAGGCAACGTCTGCAGAACATAGGATAATGTTCCCCTTGCCTCGACGAGTTCTTTGTGCGATGGCGTTAGCATCTCTCTCTAGCTGGAAGATCATACCTTTGAACTTCTCAACCATCCATCTTCCGTTTGAGTCAGTGTCTAAATCAAACACACCGCCTGTTGCTGTGTTTGTTTGAGCACCTGCTTCAGCAGACTTGTAGATTGTACGGATGATTTCTCTGTTGATCTCTGCAAGTATCTCTGTTGAGAGGATATTTGCAAGTTCAGCTTCAGCATCTAATCCGTGAATTGCTTTCAAGTCTTGAGCAAGTTCTAGACTGTACTCTGCCTTTAGAGCTCTTGACTTCGCAGTCACGCTGACCTTCTCGATTGAGAATGCCATCTCTCTAAAGTCATTGTTAGTGGTGTTATCCCCTAACTTTTCAAGATCTTGTGTCTTGAAACCTTGTCCAACTGAGTATGCGTTTTCAGAACCACCATTTAAGATAGATGGGTTTGTACCGCCTTGTGCAGTTGTACCGAAACCAACGTCAGAATCACCATCTGTAGCACCAGTGTAGTCACCCTGTGTAAGTGATGCTGCATTGTTCTGTGCTGAGAATGCTGAATCTGGTTCGTTGAATAATGCTTCTGTTCCGTTCTGATTATCGAAGCGACTTCTCATCGCAAAGATAAGTCCAGTAGGACCATTCATTGGTTGTACACCAGCAAGGTCATATGCCACCAAGTTAGGCA